CGCCGCGTGAGCGACGATGAGCGAACGCACCTTGTTGATGTACTCCTGGATCCCGCGCACGAACCGAACGTCCGACTGCGGATACGGATTCCTGTTAAAACGGTTCGGCAGAGGGATGATCGGGTAGTCCTCGATTGGCAACTCTCCCTGGTATGCTTCGAGTCCGCCCACGCTCAGGTGGCGGAAGATCCTGTCTGTCAGGATCGGTTGGATCTCAAGTATTCCCTCCTCGATGAGAGCCTGGAATGGAACCGGCTGAAGGGTCGTTTCGGATCCGGCAATCGCGTTCTCGTCCGAAGCGGCTGAACCTGGGATCATGACCGGCTGACCGCTCGCAGGATCGGTCGCGTAATGGAACGTCCCGCCAGTCTCCTTGTAGAGTTTCAGGAGCTCCGCCGCCTTGTCCATGTCCGTGACTATCTGCTCGCCCGATTCCTGGTTGTACGACACAATGGCTGTCCGCTGTGCGTACTCCTGAAGTTCCGCCAGGTCGTTGAATATCGTCTCGCGATTCGTCGTGCCGTCAATCGACTTGTAGTGCGTCTTCTTGATTCGGCTGTACCTGTCGATGATCTCGTAGAATTCACCCTCAGGGTTGAGCGCCTGATTGCCGGAGATGACCTGTCCTTCAAGTCCCGCACGTTCGATCACGGGATGCCGCGTGGAGGAACTCTTGACGGCGTAATCCAGGGACTGTGAGAGCTCCGGCATCCAGCGCTCCACCTGCTCGCGGCTCATGATCCGACAGATCAGGATGTGCGCGGCATCGCGCCAGAGTTGGTCTTTGGACGAGGGATCTACGAAGACATCGAATGGATCAAGGGAGGAAAAGCATACTTCGCCGTTGTTGAAGTCCAACTGCGGGTCGAAGTAGGTGTAGAGAACTCCGAGTCCACGGACATAGTAATCGTCGATTGCCTGCTTGGTCTGGATCGCCCCGAGAGAGATGTCCCAGATCCAGGTGAGAAGATCCGCGAACATCCTGGCAGTCCTCGTATCGGAGTCCTCGCGGGCTGTCGCGGAAAAGCGGGGGCGGTTAGCCGTGAGCATCGCCTTGGCCTGCTCGACAGCCGGGTGTATCACGTTCACCACAATCGGCATTTGCTGCCGTTCCTGCAACTCTGCCTGCGCCGTCGTGTCCCACTGCATTCCATTTCGGAAGGCATCATCCTCCATCGCTTGCCTGCCCCACTCCTTGCGGTTGGCGTTGTCGTAGGATTGCAGCAGCTCCTCGCTCAACTTGGTGCCGGGTGTCTTGACGACCTGCCCGCCCACCACATTGACGGCGATTCGCTTTTGTCCAGTAATCAGATCGAATGATGGCATAGGCAAAAAAAAGAGCCACACACCTCATACAGCTAGGTGGTGGCTCGCTCCCCTGATGGTTGACTCGCCTCGCGTCTTAGACCGACGCGTTACTTTGTCATCGTTGCGGACTTTACCTCGTTTGTGTCTTTCGAGTAGTGCAGATTCACAAGATACTTCTGTGGCCCACTCGTCGTCCAGATCTCGATCTCCAGTGGAAAGTCGGAGGTCGGAAGACTCGCGATGGAAATTCCTTCGCTATTCTTGATCAAGACGGTGCAAATATAAGGAGAATTTTCCATAATTGCAAGTTATGACAGTTGCCATGAGTTGCGCAGGGTTCGTCTTCGGTAGGTTACCTCCCTTGCATCGGAGGAACTCGATTCGCGTTTTACCGCTGGTAATGCTCGATGGAATGCGTAGTACATCGCATCGAGCATGTCATCGTGCTTGTGCCGCATGTCGGGCCTGAAGGCAAGCAATTCATCCTTCAGCTCGCGCATGTCCTGCCGCATGAACACCTTCCGCTTGAAGAACCACGGCTCCAATCCTTCCAGGTACAACTTCGATTTCTTCTCCTTCGGACGGAATGTCACCAGGCGCACACGTTCCGCCTCAAGGTTCTTGATGATGTCGGAATAGATCTCCTGCTGTCCGCCAACGTCGATCCGCACCCAGAACGGTTTCCACTTGTTGTTCATCGCGATGATCTCGTTGACGACCTCGGAGGGCCGCATGCGGCGCCTGACGAACGGAAGTATATAGCGGTTGTTTTCGTAGTCGACCGCAACCGGCATGATCACCGTATAGTCGGCGTTCTCGTTCGTGCTCACCGCAGGATCTACGCCGATGTAGATGTTTGCCGACTTCTTCTTCCCGTCCGGGAATTCGAGATAGCCGTTGCCGTACTTGTCGCGTTTGAACTCCGCCTCGTAGTAGCGGAAGTACTCGTCCTTGAACAGCGCCTCATCGTCCGATACAATCGTGCAGCAGTATTCGCGGAGATAGGTCGAGAGTCGGTGGATGGACTCCGCGCCCTCGCGTTCCTTCATCAACTTTTCCCAGCTCCACAGTTCGGGCCAGAGACTCGTCTGCGTCTCTGGGTCTTTCTCTGCGGAGTACCAGAAGCTCGTCCAGCCCTCCATCGTCCGAAGGATCTCGATCATACACCGCTGGTGCTGGGGAGTGCCGATGACAAACACCCTGCCACGGAGAGCGTCGCGCGCTGGGATGAGGGACTGAAGCAGCCATTTCAGGTTGTGCTCCATCGCCTCGATGGTCTTCGTGTTCATCATGTCTTCGGGGTCATCCAGCAGGATCATGGTCGGACGCTGGTCGCCGTACTTCAACCCGACAACCATCTGCCCCGTGCCGCGCGCGAGGATGTAGTCACCCGTGTCGAGAGCAGTCTCGGTCTTCGTCCACACGCGGGCGACCTGCATCCCGTGGTATCCGAAGACCGCGCGGAAGTTAGGGGAGTACTCCAGCACGTTCTGGATCGTCTGCAGGAGCCTGGATGCGTGGCCCTCGGTCTTCGATACCAGGAGAACGAACTTCTTTCCCTCGTCGAACATCAGGTGGTGCAGAACCAGCAGGCAGCCAAAGAGGGAACTCTTGGCGTGACCGCGCGGAGCCTGCACCACCATCTTCCGAATGTCCGGGTTCAGATACGCGTCCACCAGCTCGTAGTGGAACGGAGGACTGGGGACGGTGAACATGTTCGGAAGGCAGACCTTCCCGAAGAGCATCGGGTCTGCTTTCATCTGGGAAATAAGTTCTTCCTTCGTCATGTCTTCTCGACCAGAAGATAGTTGCCCTCACCGTCACGCTCCACCTTCGCGTTCAGCGCCTCCAGGAGCATGTCCATCGTTATCTCCAGCTCCCGGATTCTGTTCTTGGCTAAATAGAGGTCGCGAGAGAGCTCTATCGTCGAGGAGAGGGGAGAGGACAGTCCTTTCACCTCTTCCAAATTTGACAAGAGCAGATCCACCCGCGACGAAAGGATCCGAATTACCCCCATCAACAGTAGCGACATGTTGACTTCCTCCGCCTTCCTGCGGGATCTGAACATTGTGTTTTTCCTCCTTGAGTTTCCTCCATCGCTGGAGAAGTAGTTTGGCGTAGAACTTCTGGACGCAGGAACAGGTGACGATCTTCTTCGTCGTCATGTTGTACCCCGTATGCCCGCGACCGAAGCACTTCTTGCATTTGCTGACAACGAACATCACATCGAAGGTTTCCTTCGGTGATAGATCAGCCCAGAGTTCCTCGTCGGTAGTCATATCGTCTTGATGGGTTTGAAGAACCACGGGAAGCGGGTGCAGATCGTGTGGATGTCCCCCGCATGGACTGTGTTCTCATTCCACTCGTCCAGATAGTCGAGAATCTCCTGCCTGTTCTCCAGCGAGGCCAGATAGCGGATATATACGTACACAATCTCGCTGCAGATGTCTCCGTTTGGAATCGGGTTCTTCCACTTGCGGATGTCCTTCCCGAAGAGGCCGAAGAACCACCGCCAGACGAAATATAACACCTGGGTGTACCCATAGGTGCTCCCGGCATAGCGGGCATAGATGGATGAGACTGCGGAGCGGATGGACGTCTCCCGCGCTATCGGCTGGAAGATCTCGTACTCGACGGTCGCATTGTCCTCGTATGTCCAGGACGGCACGATGGTCGCAACCATGTTCGCCTCGAAGTACGACGGCATCCCCATGACATTGTCGATCTTGACGGCTACGTGGGTAAAGGGCATCCTGGTGAAGAACCTCTGCGCGCTGGAGAACCAGCCGCCCTTCGTCGCGTTCATAACGAGTATGTCACCTAACATGTTTGATCTCCACATGTTTGATCTCCTCCTTGAGTCTGTATGATTTTTGAATTCGTGTAGGCCCGCGCTTGAACACCTGTTCCCAGGTTCCCATCGCGAGGTTGGATTCGATAAGCAGCTGCGCCTGGTTCTTGTCGACGCCCTTGAGCTCACAGATCTCGTTCAGCGTGAACGACTCCTGGTCAAGCTCCTTGATCTTGACTGACTCCAGAAACTTACTGCGCCGATCCACGGTTGTCGATCTTTTCGACGAGCTTGCGGACTTTGTCATATATGCACTCCAATGTTTTGACATCCAGTTCACAGTGCCTGACTATCTCGTTCATTGCCTTCTTGTCCCCTTCCAGCGCGGCCCGCATCCAGAGTTTCCCGGAGACATGGGTCTTCTGTATCGGGATGTCGAAATAGTCGACGAGCTGGGCCAGGGTGTTCCTTCCAAGCCTGAGATGACGCCGTGATAGCAATACCGGGTCGACCATCTTCGTCCACCTGATTGCCGGGTCGTACCCGTGATAGAGGGCCAGAGTGTTGAGCCACTGCTTGTCGAAGTACTGACCGTTGTGTGCGACCAACACGTCGTAGTCCTTCAGATCATTCAAGACATCGAGAACGAGTTCGCGACTCTCAGTGCGGTTGTTCTTCCAGGTCGGATAGTCATCCGCCCTGTACGTCCGCACTCCGTTCTTCTCGTAATCCTTGATTGATACGCACAAGAGAATCGCGAAGTTAGTGTAGAGTCCGCTCGTCTCGATGTCAAATATCGCTGTCTTCATGGTGTGCCTTTCGTTAGTTCAGGAATAATAGGATCGACCCCTTCTCCGTCATCGTCCACTGCGCATACCTCAGCATTATCTGTTTCTTCGGGATCCCCGCCGAGTACGTCATCAGGCAGAGCAGCGGATTGATCTGGAACGCGAACGTCCAGGGCTGCTCGTTTCCATAAAGGGCATCCGGTGACATAGAGTTCCTCGCTTCCTATCGGCATGTGCCGTACGTCGTCCATCCTTCGATACGGATGCGAGCAGGCAAAGTTTGTCTCAAGGCGTTCACCCAGGACTATGAACTGGCAGGTGAGGCACTTCATTGAAATGCCACGGTTGAAGGGTGGCTTAACTCCAGTTCGTCTTCCCTGGCGCGCCCGTACATGGAGTAGCCCCCAAGCTTCCGAAGGTAGCACCATCCCGACTCCGAGATTGACTCGATCATGTACGGGGTGTACTTTCCCCGGAAGTTGACAATGTCCCCGACCTTCATGGCTCATTTTGGCTCTTTGTCTCGTCCGTGAATTGTGCAAGCTGCGCCTTCTCAGCCCGATGACCGTCTATGATCGCGGCAAAGGCGGTAAGGTCTGCCACGCCGACCTCTCTGCGCACGTCCTTGTCGGGAACCAGGTCGGTAAGCTCCGCGAGCATCTTCGTCACCTCCATCACCTTGCGCGAATCCCCGGAGTCGATCGCCAGCTGACGGGCGACCTTCAGATCGTCGATGACGGTCTGACGCGTGATGCCGGAGTTCGACAACAGCAGTTCGAGTTCCTGTCTGATCATTCGTTTTGCCCCATGTGTTTTGAGTAACTTCCTGAGTCTCTGCCTGGCGAACGGCACCTTCTCCCCGTACATCTCCACCAGCTTGGGCCAGTCGATCTTCCCCCTCAAACGCATGCGGCAGTAGACCTGGATGATCTCGCGTATGACGGTCTTTGTGCCGTCCGCTTCGGTGAGGTTGCGCATGCCGGCGCCGCGAATGCGCGGGCGATCCCTGCGTGGTTCCCAGAGGAAGGTGCCGCTTTCCGTTACAAAAGCGTGGTAGTTGCCGAAGAAGCTGACGATGATCGTCTCACCGTCGCGATGAGGATAGACTTTGCGGGATCTTACCTGGAGGACATAACCATCGTCAGTGAGCGCCCACCCGAGGCCGATGGCTGCCTTCCAGTGGACATATGGGAGTTTGAGCTGGTCGGCCTCCTGGCGGGTGTAGACCTGGTACTTGTTGCTGCCAACCCTGTGGATCGTGTCGCTCATGGGCGTATCCGAATCGAGGCCCGGTACCTCCGTACATCAGCGGTAGGATCCTCGATGCGCTCGAAATGCACATATCTGGCGAGATCCATGAACAGTTCGTAAAGCGCCTGCTTGCGCCGCTGGGAGAATGCCTCGTCATCACCCTCAAGAGACGAAACCCACCACTCCCTGCGTATGACGATGTCATGTGGATCCCGCCATTCGAGAGTGGTGGTGCCAGCTGTGCCAGTGGTAGTATCGAATGGGGTAACTGTGTCAGAGGCAATGGTGGGGTGCCACCGGTCTATCCCAAGACCAGTGGTATATCCGTATTCGTGCATGTCAGTCCCCTCTGCATGTGAGCGCGCTATGAGGATCAACCGGCCTTCCTCGTCCTTCACCACGTCGCCTTTGGTGAATTCGGGGATCTCGGAGTCACTTACGTAATGGTACTCCGGCCCCAGGGAGTTTATGGGAAGCGTAGTCACCTTTCCGAAAGGGGTGTCGTACTCAAACCCCGATACACCGATCGCCTGTAGTTCCTGGAGATTCACCCATGACGATACTGAAAAAGCGGAAGCTTGTCAAGTCACCCCCGTAAGCACATGATGCGCAAGGCTTAGCGGATTGGGGAATCTAAAAAATGGTGGGATAGTGGGAGTGGGACGTTCTCAACAGACCCCACCCCCCTTCGATCTTGGGTCTGGGGAGTCCAGACCGTTGAACTTTTTCGTTAACTTTTCGAGGGAGGTACGTCATGGCTAACGTGTCCGTTCAGTTCTCGCATCTGCTTGGCAAGAACGTGCGCCAGGCTCTGGAGGTGAAGCAGGTCGTTGTCACGCCTACCAAGCGTGGCGGGCTGTATGCGTGGTTCGAGATTAGGGAGGAGTCGGAGTTCAACGACACCCTGATCAAGTGGTTCGCCACGCAGTGTGAGCAACTCGACCTCAAGGGTGCTGTCCGCGTGAGTGAGCGTGAAGATGGGAGACTGTACTTGGGCCTCACCAGCTTCGCCCATGTTGCCCGATGAGTCGTGGGGAGCCTGCATGTCCTGGGGCTCCCGTTCTTTTTGGGGTTTTAGGAACAACACGCATCGGTGATGCTACATGTACTACTCTCACCTAGTATATATATATACTCTCTAGTACTCTCTAGTCATGTAATATACTCTTACATGTCATCTCTGGTATGTAATCTATGAGATCTATGTTATTCTATGACATGTACTTGCGATTAACTGTTAATGTCTCACTCTCTCCCATCACACGTATGTACGTGTATGAGCGAGAGTTAGCCGTCTAACAGTACAGCACAGTCATATACATATACGGAGGATCTCATGCAATTCAAGATGATATGTCCACATTGTCTCACATCAATTCCCTGTGAGCTCCCGTCTGGTAGCAAGCTCTCTGATCTTTTCGTTGATCAGAAGTCTGCAATCTCTCTTCACCGTCAGTCCTGCCACTCAGATGCTTGGGATGCCACTGCTACTACTCCCATGACTCAGGAAGAGGCTGATAAGGAAGCTGATCGTGTTCTTGATGCCTACATAGCGAGTCTTTGATCTCTTCTGCCCCTGTGTGAGTGTGGCTATGCTCCCCTAGAGTATATGTGCACTCCGTTCACTTGACATGCCTAGGCCAGGTGACCAGGGGCTTTCATATTAACCTTCAAGGAGAATACGTATATGCCACCCATCAATGGGTTACAAGCATATCAGCTTGCATACACCCGATATGCACAGGCCAAGCTCATGTATGCAGTCAGCCCTACAAATCGTGAGACTGAGTCTGTACTACTTGAGGCCAACTACTGGCTTGATCATGCCATGAAGGACAAGACTTATGCACCTGATAGGATAATAGGACTTCGTAAGTCTATTGCTGTCTTGTATCTTGACATCAATGCTTCAACACTGGCATTAGATCTAGAGGCAGAGGACTATGAATCCGAATGAGATACCTATCGGTGATCCACAAGAGACAAAGTCTCAGGTTAGATTAACTAAGGCTTTAATTCATAAATACTTAGATCTGTTTCATGAAGAGACAGGTATAAGCATGGATTCACCTGATCGCACCACATTCGAGGGCTTCACTGTAGCCATTGAGGTTATCAAGTGGCTCATTATCCGCTTACAACGTCTTGGAGACAAGCCATGAAGAACGTGACAATCCAGCACCTGCGTGTCCTTGGCGGCCCATCAGGCAACTACTTCGTGCGTCAGTTGGGCATCCGAAAAGGGTATCCATATTTCATCCTCATGAGCGAAAAGTTCGAGCTCTACGGGTGGATTCATAACAACAGCTGGTTCAAGCCTAATCCTGGAGACATCCGCAACGTATGCACAACACCAGAGGAGCATCGCTATGACCTATGCTTTGTTTCATCCGAACGCGCCTAAGTCCAAGCGTGGCTTGATGTTATTCACCACGCGTATAGCCCTATTCAGGGCTCTCATTCAGCATCCTCACATGCTTCATGAAATCACGGATGAGGAGCCTGAAGAGGCACGTGAAAGGCTTGAGCATGAGTTTGAGCTCGCAGAAAAGCTCATGAGGGAAGGGTATTGACAAGATCTATCCGACTTGGGGGGTGAGGGAATACCCTCTCCCCACTTTCGGAGAGATCTTCCACCAGTATGGATGTGTATCTAGCTTTAAAACTAGATGTGGACTATGTAAGTACTCACATAGTACACATCTAGTCTTACAGACTATCTAACTGTTATCTAGTACTAGTATATATATATACTAGGTGTGATCACTTGACTTTGTTATTTCAGCCTGTTACATTTGGGGCATGGCCTCCCCAGTAGTTCCTCACTTAACTCACATCACACCAACTATTCCAGGAGCACAGCTATGCGCGTCAACGTCATCAAGATCGGCTCACCAAACACGATCGTTGAAGTCAATGACGGAGCGACATTCGCGGATTGCGTCAACAGCCTGCCTGCAGAGTACCAGGGCAACTATCTGCGGTATCTGAACGATGTTCAGGTCACGACAGATGGACAACCGGGTACGTACGCACCCACCCAGCAGCTGGCAGAGGGTGACGTGATTGCCTTCACCATGAAAGTCAAGGGAGGTTAATCTGTGAAAAGGTAGCATCCCACACACATAGGCGTCTTCTCTCTGCGGGGAGACGCCACTTTTTTCTATGACCAGGGTCTACCTCATGAACAATGTTGAAGATCATGACCTTGATGAAGATCGTGACGATTTCATCAATCCGACACAATCAGAATGGGCAGAGCTTCTGCACCGAGCAGCAGCTATAGGTTTGCCAATTACACCTCCACCAATTCCACGCAATATGGCTACTCGTACACTAGACCTTCGCAACGTCGTTCCCAGAAGCGATCAGGCTATTGTAGCTGAGCCTAAAGAGACTCACTCCAAGATGGAAGATGCGATGTGGGAGTTTGCCAAGCAGCTCAAGGAACACATCGCGACCATTCTCAGCTACTCACCTGGAAACATTCACATTCGCCACACGCTGGCAGCAACAATCGACTTTTCAAATGATCGCATGGGATCCATTTCAATCCTCATTCCCCATGCGTCTGAATGTCTGCAGATGTTTGTCAAGACGCCGGCTGTGAACAAGACAAGATTCAGGTTCCCACAGTTCAATGCAGCACAACAGTTGATCTTCAAGGATCGCTCATGTCTGATCGCGGGCGCCTCGTCCATCTTTGTCGCCTATGCCAATCCCGAGATATTCACCCTGGAGTCGTTCAAGCCATTCATTGTCCAATTTGGCAAGACACTGGATGTGAATCTCTTCGCAGTAGGGAAATTGCTTGGCAACTTGATGACGGAGCGGATAAAGCTTGCCTGGCAAGCCTATGGAGAGGTGACGGCGGCTATTGCAACTCTGGAACGCACGTTGGAGCAGAAACGCATAGCCCTTCGTACTGTCCAGTCTGAGATCGCTACCTCACAGTTGGATGCAGCTGCAATGAATGATAAGGCCCAGGAGACAATCAACATGCTTCAGCGTCTGCAGGGGAAGGGGAAACGGTACCAGAGCATCACATTCGCTTCCGATACCACATCTGTTACTGGTATGACCAACATGGTAGTCGTGGCGCATCGTGGAGTAAGCTATCGGCTGGGAATATACAGAGTCACCGTGAATCTGTCCCGTCAACGCGTGAGCATCGTCAATACACTTTCAAGCTGCATCAGGCAGGCTCCTGGTAGTCCCGGCGGAGGGCTAGGGTACCATCATCCGCATATCCTGGGTGACTCGATCTGTTGGGGGAATGCCGGCACTGCAATCCAGGACATGCTCAAAAAGAACGAGCTTTACGGCCTATTCTTCACAATCGGCAACTACCTGAATGACTACAATGAGTCAAATCCGTATCTCCAAATTGAAAACTGGGAACGAGCCACAGGAGCTGAAGTTGCAAACACAAAAGCCAGTTTCGAATCTCAAGACTACGAAGGACTGGCAAGCGAAACAGACCCAATCTCGATTCCTGGTGCTTCAACAGCCAACGAAGTCTACACAACAGACAGCACAGCAGTCACCGCCTGAAAGGAGAGTCATGCGTCCAAAGCTTATCATTAGTTCTGAATTCTGGAAGAGTTGGCAATACCTCGTCCAGAAGTCATCCACAGAGGTATCCATCCTTGCGGATTGTATCCTCGAAGGTCAGGAATTCAAGATCACTGAGATGTACCTGATCCCACAGGTCAATTCCGGCGGAGCAACGGACATGGATGATGTCGGCATCGCACGGCTTCTGACCAGTTTTGTCCGCGAGGGGAAGGATCCCTCGATCATTCGCTGCTGGATACACTCGCACTGCAACTTCGGTGTATTCTGGAGTGATGTTGATACTTCAAATATCCGCAGGCTTGGACAATCGGCGCCGTGGTTCGTGTCCATTGTTACGAACAAGAAGGGTGAAGTCAAGACGCGATTGGACGTATTCAATCCCGTGCATCTGACCATGCACGACATTCCATACACTGTCCCCGAAACCAATCCAGTTGACTGGGAACGGTTGGACAAGTTTCTCCAAGAGGATTGCCGTCAGTTGGAGTCAAGGATACAGTTCTCTTCATTTGAGGGATATCAGCCTCAGCCGGAACTCTTCGAATGGGCCAACCGCACACCGAGAGAGGAATCTACGCAGCAGATTGACCTCGAAGCGGAGATCAATGCGCATGAGCAGTATCTTGCTGCCTCTGACCCGAACAGCCATGTCTATCACAGCGCCCTCGCAGCACTTGTGAAAATGAAGGAAGAGTGGGCGCGAAGAAGGGGAGAAGGATTATGATCTTCATCCAGACACTCATCACAGCTGTCAGCATATTCGTTGCCGTATGGTTGCTGGCAATGGTTCTTTTGCTGGCACTGTGGATCTTCGAGAAAATACAGAGGTTCATCAATGACGGAAGATGATCGTCACTTCAGCTCGCTGGATATTCTGCCCCCAGCCGTAAAGAGCCGCACAATCAAGATCGTCGGTGCGGGGGCGATAGGCGGGACACTGGCCCTGGTGCTTGCGAAGATGGGCTTCGTGAATGTTCTTGTCTATGACCACGACAAGGTCGAGTGTCACAACATCGACAACCAGATCTATGGGCCGGCTCACATCGGACATACCAAGGTTGATGCGATAGAGGACATTTGCCTTGAACTGGCGGATCTTGAGATCTATGGGATCGAACACCAGGTCGGAATATCCACGGCTAAGAGTGCGCTGTCACTCAATTCCATCGTTGTCGTTGCGGTGGACTCAATGAGCGCCCGCAAGCTGATCTGGGAAGGGTTGAAGGAATGGAAATTCGGCTGGCTTATTGACCCCAGAATGGGGGCGGAGCAGCTGCAGATCTACACCGTCAATCCAAATCTGTTCCCCGAGCATGCACGATACGAGAGCCTGCTGTTCGAGGACAAAGATGCAGTACAGGAGCCCTGTACCGCAAAGACCATCATGTACACGCCATTCATCGCCGCAGGCCTTGTGGCACATCAGATCAAGCGCCTGGTAATGAACCAACCAGTCAAGCAGGCAATCACGCTTGATATCCCATCACTCACATTCTTCTTCGGAGGATAATATGTTCAACTGGGAAACACATCTCACCGCCCTGTTCGTTTTCTTTGCGCTGTTGCTCGTCTTCTGCGGGGTGCTCATTCAACGGATCTTCTATCACTTCAAGAAGGAGCGCGAACTGCTGGAGCTGTCTGCGAAGTTCGAGACGCGAAACATATCTCTTTTGAGTGAGCTCCAGAGATGTCGCGAGGCCAATGACAAACTCGTTGATTTGAACGATACCCTCTACCACGGGATACAGGCGGGATCGAGGACTCTCGATCTCAGAACCCGCGTCATCAACCTCAAAACAAAGAAGAAGAAAGGACACAAGAAACATGGGCGAAGAAATCGTAAGGGTTGAAGATCCATTGGATCCAGCCATCATTGCGTCAATCGTCCTTGAGGGCAACCTGTCCAAGCTGGACGACACGCAGCTGGTCAAGTTCTACCGTGAATACTGTACCAGGCTGGGGCTGGATCCAATCACTCAGCCATTTCAGCTGCTGAAGCTCAACGGCAAACTCGTTCTGTATGCCGGAAAGACATGCACTCAGCAGCTTTCCAAGCGTGGGAAGATCTCCCATCAGATCACGGACAAGCGTGTGACCGCAGGCATCTATACCGTGACCGTGCGGGCAACCAAACCCGATGGTCAGTTCACCGATGAGGACGGTACGGTGAATATCCAGGGGCTTGCCGGTGAACCGCTTGCCAATGCCATGCTCAAATGCGTCACGAAGGCCAAGCGTCGTGCGGTACTGGCTCTCGAGGGGCTTGGTCTTCTCGATGAGTCCGAAGTGGAATCCATCAAGGGTGCGGAGAAAGTCACGCTTCCCCCAGACCTTGGTCAACCACTGAGGCCTGAGATCGAGGAGCCACCCGTAGTGGATGCGAGCCCTGCAAAGACCCAGGCAGCCCCTGAGTTTGAGCTGTCCCCGCCACCTGATACGACGAAGGTTTCTTCGGGGGACTACCAGAAGTTCATCGCGTTTGTGACTGAAAAGAACCTTGACCGCATGCAGGTCAAGAAGTACATGGCGATGAAATGGAAGGTCAAGTCCGGCAAAGAGCTTACGTCCGCTCAGATGTCGGAGTTGATGGAAGCCCTTGCCAAGGGCGTGGGAAGCGGAGAGGCGAAATGACCTGGACAGTGTCCGCCCGTAACTGGAAGGAATTCCAAAAGGTCATGAACGAGAAGCTGTACTACTACGAACTGACGTCTGCAACTGCCATTCCAGAAGGGACGCTGTTCTCGTACGTGATCAAAGAAGATTCAGAAGAACCACTCACCAGCCTGCTCGTATCATTAGCTCGAGAAGGCATCATTGACACATACAAAAAGGACGAACCACTATGACTCTTCAATCTGGAAGCTCCGAAACCGAATCCTTCGTCAAAGGCGAGAAGGTTGGTGATGGCGTCTACGTGAAGAAGACCAAGATCCTCAACGCGGTCGACTTCCTCGACGCAGAGCTCCGCTTTGACAAGAAACCTGACCTGATCGGCGTTGTCTGCTACATGGATCAGGGGAAGGATTGGGGCAAGGAACTCATCATCAGCGGATTCCCCCGGCGTGATCCTGTCACCAAGCAGATCACAGCATGGGGTGGCGCAAAGTGCGTCGACAAGCTGCTCACGCAGGTTGCCGGATGGAAGGGCCAACTTGTCTCTGACATCGGTCGCATCAATTCCGACGCGATCAAGGCATTGATCGGGCATGAGCTGTGGTGGCTTGAATTCGTCGCTGCGCTCAACGCAAAGGGATACCTCATCTACAATGCTTTCCCGTCATTTGCAACAATCAGTGAGGGGAAAGACCCGTTGGTTGCTGAATTCCGCACGTCCCTGGCGGAGCAGAGCTGGGTCACCAAGAGATATTCTCCTGGTCTGATTCAGGCTGGTGTCCGCAGCACAGGGGTCGCACTGTCGGCTGAAGATCTGACATTTCCACTTCCCCAAGAAGGGGCTGCTGAGACTGGGGATCTCTGATGATTACGAAAGATCTCATTCTCCAGTGGCTGGAACTCAGGGTGGGAGATGGAATGGCTGTAATTCCTACGCATGTCATTGAGGTTGAACTGCCCTACTGGGCATACCAGACTCATGACATCATCCATACTCCATCGACCTACTCAAGGATCTGGCGTCTAATGAGAGAAAATGATGATCTGCCGTACATCATCGAAGAGTTAGGCCCAGACACAGACAGCTCAAGGAAGGAGAAGGTTTGGAGAATCCGACGCAGACATTCTATGAGATCGCCTGGACAGTCAGCCGAAGGAACATCATTGTCCCTGCCGTAAATCTGGGACGGGCTGTCACGGAAGCGCAGACAAGGGGTAGCGAGCTGTATCGCAGCTACTTCATGTATGATGCGGGGATCATCAACCACGTACAGGCCAATCGGTCTGTACGTGGCTATCATGGACTGTTTTATCTCGACCAGCTGCTCTTTGACATCGACAGGAAAGACCAGACTCTTGCCCAGACAATGGACAGGACGAAGGCTTTCGTGGAGACGCTCAAGGATGATTGGATCGCTGAAGAATACGTCCGTGTATGGTTCTCGGGTCGCGGCTTCCATGTGGTGGTGCCGGATCTCTTCGGGTTCACTCCGTCAAGTACACTCCCTGAAGTGGTGAAGGCCACCTGCGTCACGCACTTTCCTATCGCTGATCCGATCTGGTATGACACCAGTCTCATCAGGGTGGGATTGACAATCAACAAGAAAAGCGATCTCTACAAGGTTCAGCTGAGTCTGGAGGAGCTGTTCAATCTTGATCCAGAGGAAGTTGAAGAGATAGCAAAGAGTCCTCGTCGTCTGGTGAACGAGCCGCGTGAACGCTATGTTCCCGTACATGGTTCAAAGATCATCATGGAGCGCTCGTATGAACCTGCCGACGAGGATCCACGTACCAGGCAGTATGATACCTCAGCCATCGTTACGTGCGTTCAGCACATGCTGAATGAAGGGCCGCAGGAAGGGCACCGCCATGAAAACAGCTTGAGGATAGCCAGCGCAGCCCGTCGCTCTGGCATTCCCAAGGCAGGAACTCTTGCCGTTGTCAAAGACTGGGCTCCTGGATGGAATGACCGGGAAGCACGGGATGCAGTGGACTGGGTTTTCCAGGCATCCAAACCATATAGCTGCCACGATGTCGTGATGGCGCGGTACTGCGACCCGAAGTGCATCTTCTTCAAGAGGAAGAACTACGTACTCGACACAAAGAGTGCGGATGACATGGAAGTCAGCTTCAAGAACATGGTTCAGGGAGATTTCCTGTCAAAGGGATTCGATCTTGGAGAAGTCTTCACGCTTGCTGCTCCGTTTCATCTCCTTCCAGGCGAGCTGGTCACTCTTATCGGCCCCACCAAGCGCGGGAAAACCGCATTCGTTCACTATCTATGTGTCGCCCTGCGTCGTCTCAGGATCCTGTATATCAATACCGAGATAGCACAGTGGCTGCACTTCCGTCGATTGATCCAATGTGCGCATCGCATGACGAAGGAAGAAGTCTTTCGCCATTACCGATTGCAGGACAACGGGTTATCGCGGTCTATTAGCCACATCACAAGCCTCACACAGAGCCCATCATTGGCAGGGATCAAGCGCCTGATCGCAGAGCATGATCCAAACCTGGTCGTAATAGACACATCCGAAGGCATCACCGTTGAAGATACGCATGGGGAAGCCTTCAAACAGCAGACAGGGTTGGCGCTTGGTTTGCGTGACATGGCGCGCGATATGAACGTGATCATTCTACTCGTTCATCATCTGCACAAGGGAGCAGGGGGAGATCGACTTGGATCCCTGAGCCTGGACAGTGCCAAGGGCGCATCAGTGATTGTCCAGCAGTCGGATAAGGTTCTCGCACTCGAAGGAGAATTGACTCTGCCTGTTCGGTACATTCGAAGCCTGGCTGCGCGTGATGAGGGGCAACTGGAACTCACATTCAACTACGACCATGAGAGGATGCAATGGACTCAAATGTAGTGCTGTCCGAAGAACGGGAAGAACTCTTTCCGACGCTGCCGGGAGAGGATCAGCCCATCACATCTGTAAGCGATGTAGCCTTTACTCTGGCTGCCCTGAAGAGCGTCAAGCTCCATGAGCAGGAATTCGCAGAGCAGGAAAGGGAACTCGTCGCGACCTACCGCAGATGGTATCGGCTGAAGGCTGAACAGTGCCAGCGTCGGGAAGCGTTTCTCAAGGAACGTCTGCGTGGCTATCTCGAATTCGCGCAAAGGGACAAGCTCGCGACTCCCGAAGGTACCGTCTTCTATCAGAAAACCAGGGCCATCGCATGGCCTGATGATGATACGATCTTGAGGGAGTGGATCAAGGCTGATGCCGAGAGAACAGATCGCTTTCTTGTCATCAAGGAAGAGGAGTCCATCAACAAGACCGAGCTGGGCAAGGCTATCCGTGCCGGAGAGATCCAGGCACCCGGCATCGCAGTCGAGGAAACCACAGAGATAAGGGTGCGTACATGATTCGTCTTCAAGTAGTTTCTTCCGGGCATTCCAGGGCATATCGGTTGGTATTCCTGGGTCACATCTCGTTTGACCTCTTCATGTCGACGGGAGATGGTGCTCACATCACGATAGGTGTCACAATCTATCGTTTCGAGGCATCCTGTGGCCTTGGTGTCTGGGGAAAGAACTCTGATGTCGCATCCGTCTAAACGAAAGGGCACCGCGTTCGAGCGCGAGATCGTGGAGCTGGCAAAGCTCTACGAGCTCGCAGCCGAGCGGGCCTGGGGTTCTGATGGCAGGTCAAAGGGCTGGAAAGAAGTCGTTGATGTCATGGTGGAGGGACAGTGGCGCATCCAATGCAAGATCCGTCACCAGTTCGCCAAAGACATCTTTCCCTCAGGGGAAGTCGACATCCAGATGATCAGACAGGATCGCGGAGAAGCTCATGCAGTCATTCGCGCCGAGCTGTTATTCTCACTTCTAAAACAACTCAAGGCAAACTCCAATGCTGTACAGCCTGAGACAGATGATCTTAAAGATGATCCAGGAGTCACCGAAGGAGAAACCTGACCGTGTCGAAGCGCTCCTGGAAGTCCTGGTCATCCTCAACAAAATAATGAGGATCAAACAATGAGCAGATGCAAGCACTGCGATTCTACCTTTTTCTGGGGGAAGATAGGTCAACAGTGGATCCCCTACGATGACTCTGCGAAAACCATCCCACATCGTTGCATGCCTGGATTGAGGGCTTCCGAAGAAAGACGTGCGGAGGCACAGCAAGCTCCGCCAGCAAACGCGATGGAAGAACGGCTTCAAAAGATCGAGGCCATGATCGAGGAAGTCCTATCCATCCTGAAGGGAGATCTGCGATGATCAGACCGAGAAAAGCGAGTGAACTTGTCAGTTGGGCTCCATGTGACGAGTGTCGCCACTATGAGATGTGCGCCACTGAACTCATGGCCTGCAAGGAGTATGTCCGTTGGGCCAATCTGTG